TGACGCGCTGGCACGAAGACGACCTCGTCGGGCGGCTGCTCCGCGACCAGGAGGAGCGCTGGGAGGTGATCCGCTTCCCCGCGATCGCGGAGGAGGACGACGTGCTCGGGCGCCGGCCAGGCGACGCGCTCTGGCCCGCGCGCTACCCCGCCAGCGTGCTGCGGCAGATCGAGAAGGACGTCGGGTCGTACTACTACGCCGGCATGTACGGCCAGCGGCCGGCGCCGCGCGAAGGCGGCATGCTCAAGCGGGAGTGGTTCGAGATCGTCGAGCGCGCGCCGCGGTTCGCGCTCCGCTTCCGTGTGTGGGACCTGGCCGCGACCGAGAAGAAGAAGAAGAGCCAGGACCCGGACTGGACGGTCGGCGTGCTGCTCGCGTTCCTCGACGGCGTGCTCTACATCGAGCACATGGTCCGCCTCCGCGCGACGAGCAACGTCGTCGAGCGCGTGATCCTCCAGACCGCCAAGGCGGACGGGCGCGAGGTCGTTCAGTGGTTCCAGCAGGACCCCGGCCAGGCGGGCAAGGCGCAGATCGCGGCGCTCACCCGGCTGCTGTGGGGCTTCGCGGTGAAGTCCGAGCCGAAGACGGGCGACAAGGTGCTCTGGGCCGAGCCGCTCGCCGCGCAGGCGGGCCAGGGGAACGTGAAGCTCGTCGCCGGCCCGTGGGTGACGCCGTTCCTCGACGAGGCGTGCGCCTTCCCGAACGGCGCGCACGACGACATGGTGGACGCCACTTCGTGGGGGCTATCGCGCTTCGAGGGCGGCGGACGTAGACTCTGGGGCGCCGATGCGGAGCAGGAAGACGAGCGACGCGAGCCGGACCGGTGGCGAGGGCTAATGCCGAACCGCCCCGGCGTCGAAGAGACGGAAGACGACGAGGACGACGAGCTCGGAGACCAGTGATGCCGAAGGCGACCGTGAGCAGGACGCGCGTGGAGTCGGGCCGGTTCGAGCAGTGCGAGTGCTGCGGGCGGCAGCTGCGCCCGCACGAGCAGGTCGTGCAGCTCAGCGACGGGCTCGTCTACGCTCTCGTGTGCCTCGACGACGCGCGGCAGGCTGACGACGAGCTGGTGAAGCGCACGGCGATGTGACGGCGGCGCGGAGCGGAGCGGCACCCCAGGAGACGCACCGTGGCCACCATCGGCAGCTTCCCGATCGACTTCAACCGCTCGCCGAACGCGCTCTACTACGACTACGCGCTCCAGGCCGCCTGGCTCGCCGGCTCGCAGTGGATCCCCGACCCGGACTACGCGCTCCACAACGACCCGGTCATCTACGAGAAGGCCAACCGCGACCCGGTCATCGGCCACGCCGTCGAGCAGCGGCTCCACGACGTCGCGGGCCGCGAGATCTTCGTCGTGCCGCGGTCGCAGCGCCCCGAGGACGTGCTCAAGGCGCAGATCCACAGCGAGATGCTCGAGGAGATCGGGCTCACGACGATGAGCACGTACCAGCTCGCGAAGTTCGCGTTCCAGGGCGCGGCGTACCAGTTCATGGAGGGACGCCGGCAGTGGGCGCCTCTCGGGAACAAGGCGCCCGAGCACTGGTGGATGCCGCGCCGCCTCCGCGACGTCGGGTGGCGCCGCATCCGGTACGCGACCGACTTCGAGGCCGAGCAGGACGCCGCGGGCGAGCCGACCGGCAAGAAGAAGCGCGCGGTCTGGATGGAGCTCTTCTCGATCGACGGGCAGCAGTTCAAGCGCGTGAACGACACGTCGCGCTTCGTGCGGGCGCTCTACGACGACGCCGAGGCCGGGCTCAACTACGGGCTCGGGATGATGGCGGCGCTGTCGCACTACTTCTACTTCAAGCAGCAGGTGCTTCAGTACGGGCTCCAGTGGCTCGAGCGGTGGGCGCTTGGGCTGGTCGTCGCCAAGATCGACGCGAGCGCACCCGGCGCGGCGAACCTCAACAACAAGAAGACCCGCGACGCGTACCTGAACGTGCTGAAGAGCATGGCCGCGCGCCATCAGATCGCGATCGACAGCCGTGACGACCTGGAGGTCGTGCAGAACGGCGCGGACGGCTACCGCGCCGCGCTGGAGTTCGTCGAGTACTTCGACAACGCGATGGTGCGCCGCATCCTCTCCGCGCGCCTGACCACGGGCGGCGGCGCCGGCGAGGGCTCGCTGTCGCGCGCCGAGGTCGAGCAGGACTCGTCGCAGACGCTGATCGGGTACGACCGCAAGCTGCTCTTCGAGTACCTGACGCGCGACCTACGCGGCGCGATCGAGCGCATGAACGCCCCGCAGTTCGCGTCGCTCGGCCTCAGCCGCGCGAAGCCGCCGCGCTACCACCCCGAGCCGATCGAGCGCGACAACCCGACCGAGGCGGCCGACATCGTCCAGAAGCTCGGGCCCATGGGCGTGCCCTTCAAGCGCTCCGAGGTCTACGAGAAGACGGGCTTCTCGATGCCGAGCGCGAACGACGACGTGCTCATCCTCCAGGGCCCGCAGAACCCCAACGCGTCCGCCGGCACCGCGGGCCTCCCCGACCTGCACGGCCTGCGCGAGCTCCCGAACCTCGAAGAGCTCCTGGGCGCGAACTGATGCCGCTCGTCCACCCCATCGAGGAGCTGGACCGCCTGCAGGCGCGGTCCACGTCGCCGCTCTCCCGCGCGATGGTGGACCTCGCCGACGCGCAGCTCCACGCGGACGGCGCCGGGACGCGTCGTGCTCTGGAGCGCGTCGGCGTGCTCGTCGAGCAGACGGTCGTGCTCGGCTCGCTGCTCGGCGCGCGGCGGCTGCTCCTCGAGGCGGACGCCGCGGAACTTGGCGCGCGCAGCTACCAGAGGCGCCAGGCGGTGCGCGAGTTCGCGCGGGCGACCACACCACTGATCGACCCGATCCGCTTCGAGGAGGCGATCGCCGACATGCTCCGGCGCGAGCCGAGGCTGGCGTTCGGGTACAAGCAGGTCCAGGTGCTCTACGCGACCAAGCACGCCGTGGCGGCTGCGAAGTCCGTCGACCTGGAGGTGACGCAGAACGTCCAGCGGCTGCTCGGCGAGGCGCTCGCGGGGCGATCGCGCGAGTCGGCGACGCAGGCGATCGCGGACGTCGGAGCGCGCATCGAGGGGTGGACGAAGTCCTACGCCGACACGGTCTACGCCACGAACATCGCGACGTCCTACACCGCGGGGCGCTTCGTGCAGGCGCAGGACCCCGACATCCAGGAGGTCTTCGGAGCGTTCGAGCTCGTCACCGCCGGCGACGTGGACGTGCGGCCGAACCACGCGGCCGCGGAGGGCCTCGTCGCGCCGCTCGACTCGAAGCTGTGGGACCGCTTCGCGCCGGCGCTCGGCTACAACTGCCGGGCCGGACTCGAAATGGTCGATCGGTGGGAGCTCGGGGACCGCGGCCTGTTGCGGCAGGGGCAGGTGCTGACGTACTATCCCCCGACGTTCAGCGCCGCGCACCCCGACGAAGGGTTCGGACGCGGACGCCCGGACCGGTGGCTCGCAGCCGCCTGAGGAGCTTCACGATGGCAATCCCGAAAGCAGTTCCGGCCGGTCAGAAGCCGGTCTACGTCGAGGTGCTCGGCAACACGGGGTGGCGCCGAGTGTGGGGCGCGGGCAACGTCAACGTCGCGCGCGAGGTCGTCAAGAACCAGCGCAAGAAGGGGCACGACGCCGTGCGCATCGTCGACAAGCGCCGCGTGCGCGAGCGCACGTCGAAGTTCGAGTCGATGACCTCGCGCGGCTGCAACGCGCAGGGCCCGTTCAGGGAGTAGCTCCTCGGAGCGGATCGGAGCGGAGCATGGACGCCACGTGGAAGGACTCGAAGGGCCGCAGCTGGCGCGCCGTCGCGCGCCGCGCCTTCCGCGTCGAGCACTACGACGTCTCGCCCTGGCGATGCCCGCGATGCGACATGGTCGTCATGGCATCGTTCGAGACGACGATCAGCACCCGGCTCTACGCGACACCGGCCAGCGCGTCCTACGAGGTCAACGTGCGGTGCAACCGGCGCTTCGAGTTCCTGCTCGAACGCCACCAGCGGAGGCCCTGCCCCCCGCGGATGCCCGACCTGGCCAAGGAGACGAAGCGCGACGAGCACCTCCAGGAGCTGATCGCCTCGTGGCGCGAGCGCGCGTCGATCGTGCTGCTGAAGAGCGCGGCGGCCGCGCGCTGCCTGGAGTGCCCGCACCAGTTCCTGACGACCGCGGAGCGCAGCTTCCGAACGAGGCGCGTCAGCTACGAGCGGGCAGACCGGACCCTCGACACGATCAACTACGCGACGCTCTACGGGCAGTTCCTGGAGCACCGTCGCGACGAACACGGCAAGCCGCCGCACGCGCTCGAGCGCGCGTGGCTGCGGCAGCTACAGGAGGAAGCGAACCTTGAGTGAGCGCATGTCGGGCAAGGTGCTTGGGTTCGAGCCCAGCAAGGGCTACGGCTTCGTCCGCGGCTCGGACGGAAAGGACTACTTCGCGCACGCCAGCGAGATCGGATCGCACCGCGACCTGACCCGCGACCAGGCGGTGGACTTCACGCCCACGCAGACCGAGCGGGGCAGGCGCGCGAAGGAGATCGTCGAGACGTGAGCCGCGCGAGACTCCTCCGCGACGTCGTGCGGCGGCGGACGCCCCCGCGACCGCCTAGAAGCTCGCCAGCCCAACGTAGCGCCACCGGCGCGGCCCCAAGCCGCGCCGGTTCGCGTTTGTCGCGCGACTCCCCCTCTTGACGCGTCACGGCGTCCCGGCTCTACTTCCTGACGACGACGGCGCGGCGCGGTGCGGTTGACACGAGGAGCACCGATGCCCAAGGGCGACGCAGTCCCCGCGATCCGACACCGAGACGGCTCCTGGACTTTCCAGGGCGTCCGCGTCTCTGCGGTCGTCAAGAAGGGCGCGAACGGCGGCTCCCACGAGGTCGATCGCGAGTGGCTCGAAGAGGCCGTCGCCCGCGGCAAGACGCGGAAGCTCGCGGACGGCTACGAGGCGCCGGCGCACATCAACCACACGTCCCGCGGCGCCACGATGGGCATCGGCACGTTCGTCCCGCGCGCGGTCGAGGAGATCGAGTACCAGGGCAAGATGATCCCGACGATGCTCGTCGACCTGAAGGTCAAGAAGCCGTGGATCGGCGACGCGATCGCCAAGGGCGACCTCCCGTTCCGCAGCGTCGAGATCCCGGAGGACGGCACCCCGGAGGTCGCGTCCCTCGCGCTCTTCGACGACCGCGTGCCCTTCTTCCGCTACGGGGCCCTGTCCGCCGAGTCGATCACGGACGAGGCCGCCGAGCCCACGGCGGCGTTCAGCTTCGGCGCGAAGGCGCGCCCGCTCGTCGCCTTCTCCGCGTCGGGCAAGACCCGGACGCTGCTCTTCGAGATGAAGGGCGAGAAGTTCGAGAAGAAGGACGAGGACCCGGACGAGAAGGGCGACGACGATGGCGGCGACGACCAGGGCGCCGGCGAGGACGAGGGCGGCGACGGGTTCCCGCCGAAGGAGACGGACGAGAACGAGGACCAGGGCGAGGGTCCCCCCGCAGCCGAGAAGGGCAGCGAGGGCGCCGGCGGCCTGGCGAAGAAGGTCGACGCGATGCTGGCGTGGCTCCAGCGCATCGGAGAGAAGATCCTCGGTGGGAACGACCCGGACAACGCGCCGGCGACGCCCGTCGAGATGGAAGCCAAGGACGAGACGGAGGAGACGACCGTGACGACGAAGCCCGGCAACACGAAGGTGGAGCTCCCCGCGGACGTGGTGGAGAAGCTCAAGCGCTTCGACGCGCTCGAGAGCAAGTTCACCGAGTTCGAGGCCCGCAACGCGCAGAGCACCGCCGCCGCGCAGGCGAAGGCCACCGCGGACGGGATCTACGAGGCCGCGAAGAAGAAGCTCGTCGGCGTCAACCTCTCGACGCAGGACGACACGGACCTGCGC